CGAGTATCATTTACATCCGTCCAATACATTTCATAAGGATTACCGAGATAGAACACAGTTCCATTATCAGAACGAGTGTGGTAATGACCAGAAAATACCTTTGTGAAGTTTGAAAAAAGATTCGCTTCCAGTCCATGTTCTTCCATTACAAGATGTTTATTGACACGAAATCCTTTGAGTTCTAAATGACCCATGGCAACCTTTGCTTTGGATTTCTTAAGGACCTTTAGAGTTTCGTCATAGTTTTCACTACAAATCCAAGGAATAAAGGTTATATCTGTTCCACCAACTTTAGTATTTGTTGGAGAACTATAAGTTTTAATGTTTGGATAATCTTTGAGAAGAAGAGCAGGAGAGTTTACATTATTGGTATTCTTATAATAACAATCATGATTACCAACAATCATATGAACATCATATTTTTTAAGAGGTTCAAATACAACTCTCTTTGCCCATTCCAGACTTTGATAATCAATTGACTTACGACTATCAAATGCGTCACCCATATGAATGACTGTCTCTACCCCGTGTTCTTCAAGGGCAGGAAAAAAGACATTCTTGTAGAATAGTTCAAAGTAATCATGAAGATGCTTTGAACCTTTCTTGGCACCATAATGAGTGTCGGTAAGAATTGCGATACGCATAGAAGATTTTAACTAGACTTCAAGTATAACACGGTACTATCCAACAAGTCAATATCTACCGATTTCCGTTTCTGTACTGAATAGCATCTTTCATACTGTTGTACTCCGAATTGTTCCCAGAAAGCAAGCAGTCATCAATTGTCATCACCTCATCAAATCCAGTGCGCTCAATAATCTTTGTTTTAATATCCAGTTGTTTTTTCTCTTTGTTAATTCTACGAATAAATGCGTAATGAATAATTTGAGTAAAATATGCAAATGGATTCTGAGATCTTTCTGGATCAAAGTTGTGAATGTATTGAACGCAGTTTTCAATTCCGTCAGAGATCATATCCTCACGGAACATATAATTCACAAAGTTTGGTTTATACGAAAGGTGAGTGGCAATCTTTAGAAAACATTCTCCAAGATAATTCGGAATCTGAGGTTTTCCTTCCCAATGCTTTGATCTATCAATTCTAGTAGCATCTCTACCGTTGCGCTTATAGAAATCTTTTTCTACTTTATCTTTATAAACAATGAGTGCTTGAAGTAACTCTTTGTTATTTACATAGTGTTCGGTTTTCTTTTTTGACATAGCATTGTTCTTTAATCGTAATATTGATTGTTCCTATTATAACATAAAGTTATAAGATTATAAAGGGCTTGACAAACTATGAAAACACCAGTAGACTAGGTTTGTTGCTTTTGAAGATGAGATTTAGCTTTCTTTAATACCTTTGAATATCTTTTCAAGATTATTACGAGCATCTTCAACTGAAGAGATATATCCCATCTTTGTTGAAGGTTTAACAGATCCACCACTACCATAACTTTCTACTGAATCATCATCTTTAATATAATCATTATAGATCTCAATAAGTTTCTTATCTTTAGTTTCAGTCATTGTAATTATTTTATCTAATTTAATCATAAAGAAATCATCAGATGCTAATTCCATCCATGGCTTAACTTTAATGTGTGCCCCATGATGATTATGATAGGCTTTCATAGTAACTGGATTCTGTAAAACGATAATAGGATCTCCATCGTTCTCATCAACCATTACAAGAGATAATATCTCTTCACCAGATACTAGCTTTAGAATACAATAAAATTCTTCTCCCATTAGTCTTTAATCGGTATGTTTATAATGTCATAGTTAAAATTTTCTTCATTATAAATTTTAATTCTTTCTATAAGGTGATTGAGTGTATAATTTTTTCTTGACTTATAACTGATATCATCAGCAATGTCATATAGAGTTGCTTTTACTTTATTGTTTCCTTTTCTGAGTACTCTTCCGATGGATTGGAGATTTCGTATTCTTGATTTGCTAGGCGAAGCAAATATAACATTATGAAGATTTCTGATATTGACACCAGTAGAAAAAGTGCCATAGGAAGCAACGATGATTGCATTGTTTTCTCTTTCAGTAATTTCTCTAACTAATTCGCGTTCTTCAGTAGCAACCCCACCATGAACAAAAAATACGTGTCTATCATCAGTTTTGCTACTATTTATGAGTTCGTAAAGTGGTTGCCCGTGCCCTTCTACTCTGGCAAAAAGGACTAGAGAATTACCCTTTAAATCAAGAGTGAGATTCTTAATAAAATTATTTCTCTTCTGATGATTAATAATATACTGAACCTCATCCTCAAAAGTTTCAAATCTATGAGGAGGATGTTTCAGTAGTAGAACCTTAATATCTAATTTGGCAAGATGACCCTTCTGCATCAGTTCATCTGTCTTGATAATTTTATATGAAGGACCAAATAAACCTTCCAAAACCCACTTATGAGTTTGAGACCCATCTAGTGTTCCGGTGAATCCAAAACGGTATTTGGCATCACAAAGTTTAGTCATTATAGATATTAATGACTTGGATTTAAACTGGTGTGCTTCGTCTCCTACAACAACATTAAATCTGGAAAAGTACTGCTTGGGGAGTTTGTAGATAGACTGCCAGGTAGTAATAATGACTTGGGAATCAGTTTCTCTTTCCTTTCCCGCATAGATTTTGTGGCAGTATGAACCAACATCCCATCCATAATCTTCAAAATCTTTATACATTTGTTCTACAAGGGAAGTCGTCGGAACAACTACGAGAATATTTTGCTGCTTCTCAACGTAGTATCTCACAAGAGAATATATCATTAATGACTTTCCAGAAGCAGTTGGAGATATCAATAACTTACGATTATGTTTTAAAGCGTCGTATACTCCCTCAATTTGATAGTCGCGTGGAGCGTGCCTACTAATTGCCGTCATATAGTCCTTCACACCTTCCTTTGAGATGTTCTCATTTACCTCAAAGGGAAGACCATAAAACTTATTATTCGTGAACTCATAGGTATAATTGTGGTCCTTACAGAACTGAATTACCCTATCTAAAAGACCAACATATATTTCTTTTGTATCTACATTAAACAAATAAATGAATCCATCCCACCACTTATTCCTATAAGCGGGTGAGAACTTTGCGTTTGGAACTTCAAATTGAAAAGTATCTTTTAACTCATAGTAGATATGAGGTTCTGCCTCTATTTGCAGATAAACCTCATTCTTTTTTGATATCACCAAATGAGACATTCATAAAGTATCAGTTATGAGTATTTATTTGGTAATAAAAAAAAGTATTTTTTACTTCAGGTAGCAGGTTTTATTCCCGAAATTCCATAACTTGGACCTCCACCGACCTGAAATCTTCTAGTTGTTCCTGATGGAGAACTTGGAGAACCAATACCTTGTGCCGTTGAACCTCCACCTCTTAAACTTCTGGTAAGATGCTGTCTATCCATAGAAGTTTGAAGACTTCTTCTATTTGCACCAAGTTCTTTATTTTTTTGTGATGCTTTCTGACTTCTTGCTGCTCTTTGACTCTCTGGTTCTGCATCAACTTTTTTTGCTGCAGCAAGTCTTGCAGCAGCAGAAACACCCCTGACCAAGTTCGTAATTGGATCTCCAATATTCATTCCACTTCTAAATTTTTGCTTACCAACATTCAACAGTGCATTAGTGTATTTTTTAGACCAATTTGTTGTTCTTGTTGGATACCCTTCGTCATCATATGGTTGGTCTGATGTGCGAAGAGGAACATATCCTTCACAAATATCTAAAAACTCTTTAAAAGTCTTCATTTCTACGTACAGTTTATTTTTATTTAGTTATACCCTGCCGTGAACTTGTGCCACTCCAGTGCATTTTTGATTTGGAAAGTCCTATTTGAAATACACTTAATCACTTCTTCTAAAAACTTAAGCATAATGTCATAATATCTAATCTTCAAATCTACTTTACAGAGTCTCTCATCGGCGTCCATATACCTCTGTATGGCGTCCTTTTCTCTTACTTTATACGGAAATGGTTCTTCAGCGTAGACCTCTGCTGGTGCCTTTCCCGTGTAGTAGTTATAGCGTTCCAAACGAACTCTATTATAAGTTTCTCTCGCCTTTTCACGAAGAAGAGTGATGGTATTGTATAGAGTATAATACTTAGAGTGAAGTTGAGGTATCTTTAGTGATTCATCGTGTAGGTTATCAGGATCTATGACAGAATCTCTCTGCCACATTTCCTGGATTTCATCAAGTGTCATACGTCAGTTTTAATATTATAAACAGTATACTTGAAAGATGCGCTTGCTGTAAAGTACTGAACATCAGTAAGCGTTGAATCAAATTCAAGAGAAGACAGTGAATATGGAAATAGATCTTTAAATTTTACTGTGGCATTAGTATTAAAGTTACTATCTAAAATATATAAAGTTCCATCACTAAATGCTTTTTTAGGATCAATTTCTCCGTCAAGACCTTCTACTAAATCTGCATATTGTTGTGTGGTTTCTGGAAATCCAAGACCAGTTAACCAATTATGAATTGCCATATAATTTTCCATATCTTCATCAACAATAAATCTTAAAGTTAAATCACCATACTGAAGTTTTCCCCCAGGAACATCTAAGTCTTTAAGGTACGTTGGTTGCTGGAGAACAGATAAAGAGATTTCTGGAATTCTGGCAGAATTACAGAAAAAAGCAACTTTTGGTTCTTTCGCCAATGTAAATTTAAATCCAACTGGAGATAAAAAATTTCTATTGGTAATTTGATTTGGGAAATTGCAGGCCATTTTAATATCTTCCGTACATTAATCCTTTACTTTGAGTTACTCTTGGTGGTTTAATTGGTGTTGGTTTGGGTTTTGATGTTGCTGGAGTTACATCTAAATTTCTAACTCCAAATTCTTTATAACTTGGATATCCAAGATCTTTTGTTGTTTGTGTTGTCAAATCATATTGCCTATTGCCATGATAAGGTCCTCTATCAATCACTTGTGTTGTTACTGATTTTCCAGTTTTGGGATCTTTAATATTCACTTTAGATCCTAATGGTAAAGTTTTATGAGCAACTCCTCTTGTTCCTGGAGTTAAAATTTGTCCACTTGCTGTTGGGTTTCCATACAAACCTGGACCATAAGAACTAGTTGATACTATAGCAGCAAAAGGAGAAGCTTCTGATATAAACTCCTTAAAAGTTTTCATCGTTTTATTTGTATTTAGACAAAAAAAGGGATCCCGAAGGATCCCCGTGAAATTTGTGAGAAAGACTCACATAAGGTTAGCAACAGAAACTCTTCTGTAGTAGCGGTTGCTGTTAGCGGTGATTCTACCAAGACCCTGAGCGTCCTCAACACGACCTTCAGCGAATGGATTGGAAACAAGACCATAACGAGTCTTGAATCCGATCTTAGGCTGGAAGGTGTCTTGACCAACGGCACGTACCATCTGGAGAGGTACATATGGGCAGTAGAAGAGACCAGCATCATATGGGCTGGAACCCTTGTATCCAACAACGTAGAACTGAGTTGGAGAAACGTTTGCCGAATATGGGTCAATGTAGACACGATACTTACCTTGAAGAACTCCAGCAAAAGTATTGCCAGTGTCATCAACGTTAAGGTTAGCATTAAGTGCTGGGGTATAATCCAGAACTCCTGCCATTGTGAGTGCCGAAGCAACGTCAGCAGAGCAGAGGATCATATTACCCTTCCCTCTACGAGTCTCTTGGGCGATTGCGTTAGCATCGCGCTCGATTTGGAAGATAAGACCCTTGAACTTCTCAACCGACCAACGACCGTTGGAGTCAACGTCAAGGTCAAAAGTACCAGCGGTAGCAGTATTGACTTGAGCACCAGTCTTAGCAGCCTTATAGATGGTACGAATAACTTCGCGGTTGATTTCAGCAAGAATCTCTGTTGAGAGAATGTTTGCCAATTCCGCTTCAGCATTCAGACCGTGAATTGCCTTAAGGTCTTGAGCGAGCTCAAGTGAGTACTCAGCTTTCAGAGCGCGTGACTTAGCAGCAACGGTGACTTTCTCGATTGAGAATGCCATTTCGTTGAATGCATTACCAGCTTCGCCAAGTGCTTCTGCAGTACCGGTATTCATACCAGTGCCGACGTTATAAGCAGCTTGAGTAGCGTTTGATGAAGGATTCAGAAGACCTGGATTGGTTCCTGCCTGAGTAGCAGTACCGAAACCAGTGCTTGCTCCACCGCCAGCTTCAGCAGTGTATCCAGTGGTATCAAATGTACCATTTGTACCAATACCAGAGAATGCGGTACGTGCCTCGTCAAAGAGAGCCTCGTTTCCACTCTGGTTGGTGTAACGTGAACGCATTGCGAAGATAAGTCCAGTAGGACCATTCATTGGTTGAACGCCACAAAGGTCATAAGCGACCAGATTTGGCATTGAACGTCTAATCAGTGAGATTAGAACTGGATCGAAACCTGCAACAGGTCCAGCAGCTGCTGCTGTTCCATAGGTGCCACCACCAAAACCGCCAGTACCGGCGCTCATTGTTGGTGATTCGCCAAGGAATGAACGCTCTTCGCGCAGTTCTCTTTCTTGGTTTTCTAGCAGGATAGCGGTTACCGATCTACGATGTGAATCTCTGATTGGATCCATTCCATCATAATCAAGGATTGGTGCCCACTTCTCCTGCAGGTGTTCTGTGTTGTACATCTGCATTTGATTTTTACCTCTTTAAAAAGTGTTAGTTTGAAATTTATGATTTAGAAATCACTTTTTAGCGACTCTACTAAGAGTTTGAAGATATGCTTCCATTATTGGAGAAACAGACTGTGCTGTTTGACCGTTATAGGAAACTTCTTCTGACAAATTCTCAGAGTCATCTTTCTGAGTACCAGTATTTGTTGGGAAGTACGACTCCCTCAGAGTTACTAGTTTCTCACGATAGTTTGCTTCACCATCAAACTCAACATTTTCGGCAAGAGAAGCGAGTTTGTCCTTCTGAGAAAGTGCAAGACCCTCAGCGACATCTGCAAAAATTACATCAGCAACTGACTCTGCTAATCTTCTGTTTAGAGCAACATTTCTTTCAATTTGCTCGTTGAGTTTTCCTTCCATTTCATCAAGTTTATCTACCATACTCTCGATTACATCATATCTATCTTCAGGGACGGTTACATAATGATCTTCAAAAAGTTGCTTCATTCCAGCGAGGAATGATTCGGTCATTTCAGTCTTAAGACCGTGCTCAACTGCGAGTGCATTTTCAGCAACCCACTCGTCAGCAACATACTCAAGGTATGCATCTACACGATCAGTAAGACCTTCTTTAATTGTTTGAATTTCTTCTACGAGTGCTGCTTCGTATGAAGATTCAAGTTCTTCTTTAATATCAGCAACCTTCGAACGGATTGCTGCCTCAAAGATGGTACGTGCTTTCTCTTGGAATTCCTCGGAAAGATCCTCACCAGCAAGGAGAGCATTGACATCTTCTTCGATGTCAAACTCTTCCTTCATTCCATCTTCATCATCTTCTTCATCTTCTTTGTTCTTATCATTGCCTTTTTTATGCTTACCTTCCTTATGCTTACCACCTTCATCTTCTTCATCTTCTTCATCTTCTTCAGAAGCTTCGGCAACTACTTCTTCCTCGTCACCTTCTTCAGTTTCTACGAGTTCTTCGTCTTCTTCGACTTCTTCCTTTGCCATAGCGTGCATAGGTTCTGCTGCTGCTGCCTTAGCATTGACAACATCTCTTACCTGAGCAAGAGTAGCGCCAGGAGTCTTTAGCATATTTGAATCGTCATCTGGACGACTATTTTGTGGAGTAGGACCGCCCAGATCTTCCCAACTTCCAGTTTGACCAGCAGGAATTCCTGTGGTTAAATTGTGCATTGGCTCGGCAGATGCAGCCCCTTTGGTTACTACGTTTTCCATTTCTTGTAAATTTCTACCAACGGACATTTGTTTTGATTGTTTTATAATCTATATTTATTTATAAATTAAAGATTTGCTAAGAAATTCAAACTCATATCTTTTTTTGAATGTTTGCTTAGAAACATTAAAGTATTCATAAGCATCTTTCATACAACCAAATTTTATACCATTACAAATTATTATTTTTGAGTTTGGATTTTTTGATCCCTCATTTCTTTTGGTTGAATTATCTATATATTCTTTATTTTCTTCATAATTGGGTTTATGAGAATTTGATAATCCAATTTTTTTCTTATGTTCTTCAGTAAGTTTTTTATTGAGATTTTTATCCCTCAACTTTTCTATATGCTCTACTGATAAATTGTGTCCAGTTCTATCTGGAGGAATACTATTTTTATTTGTTAAAAACTCTTTATAGTATTCTATAAGATATGACTCATATTTCAAAGAATCTAAATTTGATATATTTTCAATTAGTTTATATACTACAGGTTCAAATTGTAAAAGTCTTATGTTTTTGATATAATTTAATTTTTCTTGATTATAATTTGCATATCCTTTTAGATGAGCATAACATCTATCTTTTTTACCTTTACCAATATAGAATGGAATTCTATTAATTGGATCTACAAGGGCATAAACATAATGTTCTTTCATTTAGAGCATATTTAAAAATTTTTCAAAGTGTTGAAGTTTCCTTTCTTCAGTTAATTTTTTTCTTTGCACATCTTTTTCAATAATATTTTTAATAGATTCTGCAATCCAAACTTTTTTATTTGAATCATAAACCCACTCTTTACCTTCCATAATTCCTGAAACAAAAGCATCAGGGGCAGATGGATCGGCAACAATATCAGCAGCAGT